CTATGTCGCAGCCTCCGGATCCATATCAGAGACAATACGATTTCACCAATCACTCTGTCCTGCAGCCCAACGCGCCGCAGCCGGGCAACAAGATTGACCTGGAGCTCAACGAAGTTCGCGAGAGCTTAAACGTAACGATCTCGCGCCTGGGTGAGATCCAACGCGACGACGGTAAGCTGCGCGACTCTGCTGTTCCGTTTGAACACCTTATCCCAGGGCCGCAGGGGCCTATCGGTTTGACCGGCGCGCAAGGCATCCAAGGCATCCAGGGGATCCCAGGTATTCCCGGAGTGCAAGGCATCCAAGGGATCCAAGGCATCCAAGGCATCCAAGGACCCCAGGGCGATAAATACGCATGCACGAGCACGACCGAGCTTACGATCGGAAACGGCACCAAGACTTTCACGACTCAGACCGGACTAGCCTGGACCAGCCAGCAGGACGTGACGATCGTCTACGACGCAGCGCATCACATGCACGCCGTCGTCGTCAGTTACGACGCGAACACCGGCGTCATGGTCGCGGACGTGCAGCACAAGACCGGAAACGGAACGCACAGCTCCTGGACGATCAACATCGAAGGCGCAATCGGCGCGATGGGGCCCGTCGGGCCCGTCGGACCCCAGGGCGAGCCAGGGATCCAGGGGATCCAGGGGCCAGCCGGACCTGGTTTAGTTGACGGACTGACGATCTCCGAGGCCGCAGCGACGTATAAGACGATCGTTTCAGCTGACGCTGCGCTCGCCGGCAAGGCTGCGCTCGCGCATACGCACCAGATCGCGGACGTAACCGGCCTTTCGAGCTCACTTTCCGGTAAGGCTAACAGCATCCACACGCATGCCATGGCAGATGTGTCCGGTTTGATCGGCACGATCAGCAGCATGTCATCGGACATTAATTTCAGACTCAAGAAAGTGACCGATGCGTCGTTTTCGATGGTCTATAACGCCGGTTTTCTGTCTATCCCGGCCGGCTCTGACAATGAAGCTGACCGTTTTACCTACAACGTCCCGCAGCTCGCGCTAGGAACGCGCTCCTGGATGATCCAGCGCCCGGAGTTCCTGGGCAAGTGGATCTTCCTGGGCGTCATGAACGCGGAAAACAAGCGCCAGACCAAGGGCCCGCGCTCTTTCGTCGAATTTACTCACGCGGATTTCGGCGTCATCGCGCACGGCGACCTGGAATACGAGGACGCTGGCATCACGATCTCATCTTACTGTGATTACACCGAGATTACCGACGCGGCCGGAACGCCCTGGGCTGGTTATTACCTTCCGAAGCATACCGTAACAAACGGCAGCGGAGGTTACACGGAGGTTACCGGAAACCCTGGTGAAGGCAGCTGCTATCTCCCCGACGGCTATGTGATCAGCACCGGCGGCACCTCTCCTCTGGAGTTTAATTGGTCTGACAGCGAAGGTCATGAAGGGACGTTCCAATACGGAACCGTCGAAAGTGAAACCACCATCGCCAACGGCCAAGGCGGCACGACTACCACCGGCAGCAACGTGACGACGATCACGGCGGTCCATGGCCAGGTGATCCATTCCGATCCTGGCGCCTGTTCCGGCGCGCTGGAGATCCTGTTCGACAGCTCCAATAATTACTACACGACCAGCGACACGCGCCAGAGCGCGCCGCCAGCAGATCAGTATATCCGCAGCGACTCCGGAGTCTATGAGGTAAGCCTTTGTGGCGGCACCCACCAGCTTGGAAGCTGGTCCGGTGACTTCTACACGGACGGCTCATGCACCGGTGAGTATTTCTCCGGAACCTCTGAATACGTCCCTTCCGGAACGTATCTCACCAACTGCGACGACTACAACTATTACAGCGACGGCGCCGGCAGCTACTACAGCGAATACACCGGCGGCGGCGGCGGTTGCAGCGGAAACACCGGCAACACCTCGTCCGGCGATCTCACGATTTACATCACCGAGCTGGACACTAACGTCACGGCCGGCAGCTACTACGCCACCGAATACTATAACACCGATTGCACGACCTCCTGGTCCGGAACCGACAGCTGGTATAGCTCCGGCACCCTCCTGGCCAGCGACGGCGATTATAACTATTACGCCGACGGAAATGGCTCTTACTACGTCGAGAGCATCGGTGACCCCGACCCGCCCTCCTGCACCCAGGACGGCTACATCGGCCAGGTCAGCGGCGATCTGTTCGTGAACATCAACGGCCAGGAATACACGGCCGGCAGCTACACGGCCGATCAGTATAGCAACGCCGATTGCAGCACCTACACGACGAACGCCATGAACAGCTGGTGGAGCTACGGAACCACCATCTACAACGACGGCACAACCACCTACTATTCCGACGGCAACGGATCCTATTACACCTAACCTACCATGAGCACCTACGTTCGCACCCCTAACCCTCCCGTAGTCCGCGTCGAGATCCCCACCGGGTTCTGCGCGTTCCTGGATAAGACCGGCAAGAAATGCCTGGGCATCAAGGAATTCACCAAGCACGGCTATTCCTGGTCCGTGGTCCCGCCGATCACGAAGCCGACGCGCGCGCTGCTTGACGCCGAGCTCGCAGCTCGCGGCATCGCGCAGCCGGCTGCTTAATGAGCGAGACGGAACAGGACGACATTCAGCGCCAGATCAAGGCAGCTGAACGTCTGCTCCGTCTCAAGAAGGCCAAGTCCGGGCTGATCGAGTTCACCAAGTTCACGCTGCCGGATCCGGAGCAGCCGGAGGACCATACCCAATCCCGCTACCAGGACGCGCTGCATCACCGGGTGATCGCGGCTGCCCTGGAGGAGAGCGAGGCCGGGCGCATGCCAAGGCTGATCATCACGATGCCCCCGCGGCATGGTAAGTCAGAGCTCGCGTCCAGGCGCTTCCCGGCCTGGTTCCTGGGCAAGGACCCCTACCGGCAGCTCATCTTTGCCACCTACAACGACGACTTTGCCCAGGACTTTGGCCGGTCAGTCCGAGAGACTATGGGGTCGGCCGTGTTCCAACAGGTGTTCCCTGGCTGCAAGCTGCGCACCGGCAGCAAGGCGTCGGACAAGTTCCAGACGGACGAGGGCGGCCTGGCCGTCTTTGTCGGGCGTGGCGGGGGCCTTACCGGCCGCGGCGCCGATCTGCTGATCATCGACGACCCAATCAAGGACCGCGAGGAGGCCAACTCCAAGAACCTCCGGGACAAGCTCTGGTCCTGGTTCACGGAAGTGGCCATGACCCGATTGATGCCGGCGGGCCGCGTCGTTATCATCATGACCCGCTGGCATGAGGACGATCTGATCGGCCGGCTGACTGACTCATCCAACCCCTGCTACAACGCCGAGGAAGCCAAGAATTGGAAAGTCCTGGCGCTGCCGGCTATCGCCGGCGACGACGACCCCATGAAGCGCAAGCCAGGGGAGGCCCTCTGGCCGGAGCGCTTCCCAATCCCGGCCCTGGAGCAGATCAAGCGCCTTAACCCCACCGGCTTCTCAGCTCTATACCAGGGAGCTCCCACCCCGGAGGACGGCGACTTCTTCCGCAAGGATTGGCTGCAGACGTATGACTCCCCTAGCGCGATCCCTCCGAACCTCCGGAAGTATGGCGCCTCCGACCATGCCGTCTCGATCGCCCAGGACGCGGACAAGACGTGCATGGGCTGCGTCGGCATCGACGAGGAGGACAACATCTGGGTCCTGCCGGACCTGTTCTGGCGCCGGGCGCAGACGGACATTGTCTGCGACGCCATGCTAGATCAGTTCCGGCGCAACGCCCCTTTGCTCTGGTGGGCTGAGAAGGGCCACATCTCCAAAGCCATCGGCCCGTTCCTGCGCAAGCGCATGCAAGAGGAAAAGATCTACTGCGCGATCGACGAGGTAACCCCGTCCAAGGACAAGCAGACGCGCGCCCAGGCGATCCGCGGCCGCATGGCCATGGGCAAGGTGTTCTTCCCTAAGTTCGCGAGCTGGTGGCCGGCTGCGCAGCTGGAGCTGCTCAAGTTCCCGGCGGCCAGGCATGACGACTTTGTCGATTGGATCGCGCACATCGGCATGGGCCTCAACCTCCAGGTAGGCGCGAGCGCGCCGTCCAAGGCAGACACCGGACCTAAGACCGGCAGCCTGGCCTGGGTCAAACACTCCTCCAAGATGAGGGAGTATGCGGAAAACAGATTGCGCAATTTCTGGTCCTAACGACGATTTTTTTATGGAAGCCAACGAACCTATCGAACCTATCGAAGCAGCGCCTTACCAGGCGCCACAGCAACCCCAGGGCATCAAGCGCGACCCGGATCCTAACGCCAAGGACTCCATGAAGGCCCTGGTCAAGGAATGGCAGGGCAAGATCATGCGCGCCAAGAAGCATTGGGAGCGCCCGATCCAGGGCATGCGCGACGACATGGACTTCTACATGGGCAAACAATGGCCCGGCCACCGCGGCACCCAGGACGACCGGTATGTCGCGAACCTGGTGCAGCGCCACGTCCAGACGCGCGTAGCTGCGCTCTACGCGAAGAACCCGAAGGCGATCGCGAAGCGCCGCAACACCCTGGACTTCACCCTCTGGGAGGGCGATGCCAGCCAGCTGGAGTCCGGCAACGTAGCTAACCAGCAGTCATTAATGACGACCGGCATGCCGGATCCTCACGCCATGGCGCTCATGGCCGACGTCGAACAGGGTTTCGAGAAGCGCCGGCAGCTCGACAAGATCGGCAAGACGATGGAGATCATCTTCCATCACATCATCGAGACGCAGAACATCAAGACGCACATGAAGCAGCTGGTTAGGCGCACATGCGTCACCGGCGTCGGTTTCGTGAAGATCGGTTACCAGCGCGTCATGCAGATGCGCCCGGAGGACGTCGAGAAGCTCACGGACATTACCGAACAGGTTAAGACCCTGGATCGCCTGGAGCAGGATCTGAAGGATGATAAATTTGATGAAAACAGCGCTAAGCGCGCGCAGCTTGAGCTCCTCAAGAAAGAGATTATGGAGAAAGAGGACG